TTGTTTTTTTTTTTTTTTTTTTTTTTTTTTTTTTTTTTTTTTTTTTTTTTGTGGAATACATAGAGAACAAATCTAGGAACTAGTGTGGTGATCTTATCAGCCGGCTATGAACCATTTGTTTACTCTATTTCTAGGGAATACCTAACGCTCTATTTCATTAGTTGAGCGAGACTTTAACCGTCGCAATATTGAATAATTGTGAAAAACTTGCAGTTAATGTTAAGAACACTGCTAGTCCGCCGTTCACAAACCGCGCTTAACTGCGGGTTCAATAATAAACTGGTCGGTGTCTCACGCCAGTTCTAGAGCTAATTTTCACACCCTTCAAAAATCAAAGGTGGAAAAGAAATTGTAGTGGTCAACTACAATACAAAATTGTGATTAATAATCAGCAAGTCTATCTTCCAAGTAAGTGGAATAAGACTTAACATCTGGATAGATGCCGGTCTTCGAATAAAACGCTTTCGTTAATTTCGGGACCCATTCATCAAATACAGATTCGCTATGCACAGACAGTTCTCTGCAAGCGGCTTCAATGTTATCACAAGTAGCGGCCTCGTGATTGGGACAATCACGAATCCAATTGCACATTTCAAGACAAACGCCCAATTCAAGAGGAGCGAACCATAAGGCTCCCTCCTTTCGGAAGGCTCGCTTGAGATATGCAACTTCACTGAGTGTTTTGTAATCTTGCATAACGCCAGATTTATTTTCATCAGTGTATATCATTCCAAAGGTTGCATAGGCTTGTGACACGGTATTCTGATTAAACCAGTCAGCAATTGACATGGCAAAATTAATTACATTATCATCGCCATATGAAACCATGGAGACATAATCCTTAAATTCAAATCCACTCAATCCAGCAGCACGCATGCACCTATAAAAGGCAATACGCATAGAAACTGAATTGTAGAAAGAATTTAAGATAGTGGTAATTGGATTACCACTAGGTTGGGAATGTGTGCAACCATAAAATTGGTCACCACATAAATGGATAGAGTTGAAAATATCCAGAAACAAGGTATGACGCAGCAGTGCATTTGCTGGTCCATCGTCATACCATTCGTTGATGATATCAACAAATGCATGCATAATGCATGAATTTAGTGTTCCATCAAACTTTGAGAAGTCACCAGCAAAAACAGCTTTGCCAAACTTCTTCAATTTCTTAGCTGTACGCATCCAATCACGAGAAAAGGGATTAGTACCAATTGACTGTTCGTTATCAACTCTATTTTCCATAACATTAGCCATAAACCCAAGGAAAAACATTCTAAAAAGAATTAAATAATCCATGGGACCTGACGCAAAAACGCGAGTCTCAAGATTATCAACTTTCTTGAACGTACGTCTTTCGTCCTTAAGGGTGTCAGTCCAGATATATGGAATACGAACACCCTTCTGTGCCAATGCAGCCATCTCCATGACACGAGATT